ACGGCTTCGCGGCGCCCTTCGGCTTCGCGGTCAGCGCCGACGGATGCGGATGCGGCCGGGTTTTGGCTGTGCGTCGGTTGCGCGGATTGCTTTGCCCATTCGTCAATGATCAGCGCGCGGGCATTGTCGAGGGTTGTGCCGTCGGCAATGAGTTTCGCCCCAAATTCGCCCGGCAATTTTGCGGCGCGAACGGCGTCTTGAATACCCGTAACTCGGGCGCGTTCAGCCTGGATGGCTTCGCTACGCACTTGTTCGGGATTCAGCGGGGCAACAGCCGGAGCAGGGGTTGCCGGTACGTCCGGCGTGTTGTTTACGTCCATTGTTGTTGCTTTGTTTATATTTGTGATTTGCGCCCGTACCCCGGCGTTTTTATCCGCCGGAACTGATACAAGGCTTATTTCGTGGGGAGTCCATTCGATTGCCCGGAAAAGTTCCGGCTCGTTTGGGTTCTTTGGTTTTTCGCGTTCGTATTTTTGCACGGAATACCCGACAGATACGTTACGGATAATTCCGTCCTTGACCTCCTGCATTGCGCGTTCGCCTTTGTCGGATTTGGAAAACCGGACTTTTGCGTATCCGCGTTTACCATCTGTCCAGGCTTTTTCAACCACGCCGATCACGGATTCGGTAATTGAACCATAGCGGTTATGATTATCCAGCAGTGGCGCGCCATTGTTTAGCCGATCCATGCGGACGGCCGTGCCGCTGAAGGACAGCGATTCAAGAACGGGCCCGGCAAAGGTATTCATCATCACCGGCTCGTCGGTTCCGAATACTACCTCCACCGTGCGTTCGGCGTCGTTCATGGTATCCGGCGTAAACATTGCCCGGATTTGATTGCCGGGTTCGTCGCGCTGCATACTTTGCGGGTTGTTATTTTCTTGATTCATTTTTCGCTGCAATATTACGGACTTTTTCCGAATTATTTTTATTTTCGTTTGGTCGGGCGGGTTATGTGTCGTTTGGGTCGTCGTCGTTTGAATCGTCGTTCGGCTCAACCGGTTGCGCGCGGTTCGGGTCGTATCGCGGGTCGCATGCCAGCAGGAAGTTAGACGCGTCAAACTTTGCGTAATCCTGTGCCAGTTCTTCGGCGGTCATATCCGGGTCGTACCCCATTTGGCGCACGGCCTCCTGCCATGATATGAACCCGTTACGCACCTGCTCGGATAGCCCCTTTGTTTCCTTAACCGGGTCTATCATCATACGCGCGGGCGGCGTCCATGTTGCAGACGCCGTGCCGTTTAGCAGCCCGGCGACGGTTCCGGCGGATTGAAACCACGAAAAAACGCGGTCGCAAAGTTGGGGTACTAACATAAGTTCCTGCCAGTCGGCAATCATTCGCCCCATTTCAATCCACCCCATACGGCCGCTGGAAAAATTCACGTTCGACAAGTCGCCGGTAAGCGCTTCGTAAGTAATGCCGTATCCGGCGGCGACCCCTTGCAATACGCGGCGGCTGTAATCATTATACCCGTCGGCGGGTGGGGGGTTGCCGAATGTAACCTGTTTGCCGGGTGAAAGGTACTCGATCATGCCAGGTTCCACGCGTTCGATAGGGTAGGAACCGGGGTTTACTTCGCCCGGTAGCGGGTCTTTGTTATCTGTTACAAACGCCGCAAAGCATGCGGCGATTTTTTGCCGGATCAGTTGCGCATCCTCGTATTCGTCAAAATCGCGAAGGCGCAACATGGCAGACGCGCCGAACGGTACGCCGCGAATTTGGCCGGGTCGTTCTTCGTAGTATATGTGGGCGATTTCGTCGGCGGGGATGGGTGCGGATGTAAGGCTGCGATACAGGCGGTTTTCGCCCGGATGGTGGTCAAACATCCAATACGCCACCCGCTGCCCGGCGGCGTCAAATTCGATTCCCTGCATAATGTACCCGCCGTTCGGGGTGCTGATACCGTCTTTGGCGGTATCCAAAAAATCCGCCTCCAGTACCTGCAATTTTAGGGGGACGTTGCCGGGTGCGTTTGCCCGACGCGCGCGGACAAATACTTCGCCGGATTCTGCGATGGATTGAACTACCAGGCGTTGGATGCCGGCAAAGGTTTTGCGCCCTTCCCAATCGCAGGCGGTTGTGTCCGCCCACATTTTCCACGCGGTTTTTGTTGCCCGCATTGCCCGGCTTCCGGATGCCTGGATGCCGGGTTTTATTCCGGTGCCGACAACGTTTGCGGCAATAACCGATACGGCTTTTTTCGCGTAAGGGTTGTTGCGTACCATATCGCGGTGATTGTTGCGAAGGTCGCGCGCGGCCGCTGAAATTTCGGTATTTGCCGACGTAGACGGATTCGCCCGCGGATTGCGCCGCCCCTTGCTTGCGCCGTCGTATTTGCGTTCCCCGATAATACCTTCCACCGCCCGCGCACGCGCACGACGCGCCCCGGCTTCGGGTGAAAGGAAAGATATTATCCGGTCGAGAATATTCATAAGCCCTTATCGTATTGACCAACACGGCGCGCGCCCTGGAATGTCGGAGCGCCGGAACCGATACCGAGTTCCTGTTCCATGCGTGCCAGCAGGGAAAGCATTTCTTCAAGGCTTCGGTACTCGACACGCTTATCCGCGTATTGCACGACCTTTGCCCCTTGCGCGATAGCGGCTTTTAGTGTGGTGTATTGCTCAAGTGTGAACATGGCGCAAAGTTATTATTTTTTTTCGCAAAAAAATATAAAAAAGAAAAAACGCAGCCCGTAACTAACAGTCAGCGAGTTTACCAAAAATCCGATTTCCGGCGCTGGATTGTTTGCGGCGCGTCGGTTTGCTTTTTTTGGTATGCGGATTGAAATGCGTCGAAGTGCTGATCATCCCAACGGTCAATACCTACCAGGCAGGCGGCGGCGCGTGCGTACACCCGACAGTCGAGCGGTTCGTTCCGGTCGTACACCTTGTGCCATTCCCACACCGGGTAACCCTTGATTATCTTTTTTTGCAGGCGTTCGGATGCCAGACCCTTAAAATAGTTTGCGCCGTATTCCGGGAAAAAACAAAAGCCCGGCGGCGCGGTTCCGTCTTCGCCCTTGTGAAGTTTCAGCCAGCCGTAAAGTTCGGACTTAATGATGGATACCCCGACGTTATAAAGCCCCAATACGCCGACGGGTTTACCGTTGCGCTGCCGATCCACCGCGCGCGGGGTGCTTACCATTACCGGCTGCTTATCCTGGCCTTTTGTGGGTACGACGCGCGACGGATCGAAACGCCGGCAAAAATCGTAAACGTGCGTCGTGTTGTAACCGCTGTCAATGCACATGCGCGACAGGGGCAACAGCGCGCCGTCTTCGCGCTCCCAGGATTCGCCGACAATTCGCGCTAATTGATTCCAGACGTCCCGGTCGGACGTGTCGCCGATCAGTACGCGGTAGTCTATTGACCAGGAACGCTTACCCTTACCCCACCCGACAATTTCAAGCTCGATGCGGTCTTTTTGGATGTCCACCCCGGCGGTAAGCAGTACGACGTCTTTAGGCGGTTTTCCGATTTGGTACGATTCCCGCCGGTTGTATAGCACCTCCCAGGCCGGGACTTCGCCGGTCTCCTCCCACGGCAAACCGAGCACGGTGTTAGTGAATGCCTTCAGGCGGTTGACGTCCTTTTGCGCGTCATCCCAATCGCGCACGGCGTCCGCCCAGGAATACCAGCCGTAAGGACTGTATAGGCTGTTAATATGATACCCATACGTCCGCCCGTCCTCATTTTCCGGCGCGTCGGCTATCCAGTGGCCGGCCTCTAACATGGCGGGTTTGAAGCGCTCCTGTATTGCTTCGAAACAATGCCCGCACTCGTAATAGGCGCTATTCGGGTCGCCGGTCTGCCAGCGCACCTGCTCCCATACTAATTTTTGAAGCGCGCCGCAATGCGGGCAGGGAACTTGAAAATAGCGCTGATCAGTCGCCGAAAATTCGCGCTCCACGATTGACACACCCTGCGTAACCGGCGTGCTTACAATGTAGATTTTCCGGCGCGCAAAAGTGCGTGTGCGCGCCATTGCCAGTTCGACGGGCGAACCTTCGCCGTCCAGGTCGTTTGGGTAGGCGTCCACCTCGTCAAGGAACAGGTAGCGCACCGGCATAGAGCGAAGGCCGACGGCGCTATTTGCCCCGGTCATTGCCAGCACGCCGCCTGGAAATGATTTTTGGGATGTTGAGTTATCCCCGTCACGACTGCGAACGGGCGCGATTTTTTCCCGAAGTCGCGGCGTGGCTTCGATCATTGGCGCAATGCGCATTTTTGAGTTGCGTTTCACCGTTTCGTCGGTCGGCATAACTGCCAGCATCGGCCCCGGTGCTACGTCTATTACATACCCTATCCAGTTGCAGCCCGCCTCCGTAAATCCAAGTTGTGCGCCTTTCATCACGATAATTTTTTGCGCCGGGTCGTTGGCGGATAGTTTGTCCAAAATTTCGCGAAGGTATGGCGTTCGGGCGGTGCGCCAAAGTCCCGGCTCGCTCGATGCGGTTGAGGACAAGAAGCGGTGACGGTCGGCCCACTCGCTTACCTTCAACATCGGTTCGGGTTTCAGGCCGTCGCAGAACCCTTTGAGCAGGTCAAACGGCTTCATGCAATGTCGCGTTTTTGGATTTCCGACAGTTGCAAAAGCGCCTCGGAAATTGCCAGGCTCAAAATATTGTGGGCTTCGTTCCGGTCTTTGGCTGCCAGGATTGAATCAATCACGCGGTCGGGTATTGCCTGGAATGTCGCCCGCATTTCCTGCCCCATCGTAAAAAGTTGCGCGTACACTTTCTTTTTGTCCACCAGTTCGCCCTTCGCTTTTCGCAGTTCGATGGATTCTTTTTGTACGCGGATTTCTGAAAGCATCCTTTTCAGTTCGGCGGTGCTTTGCCCGGTCGGCGATGGGGTTCCGGTTTCTTCTTTGCCGGCCTCCTGTTTCAACTTTTCGTAAATCTCCGGCCGGCGTTTATAGTCCGGGTCGTGCGTATTCAGGTATTCAGCCTTTGCGACGTCCGGCAAAATCCACGGCCGGCCGTTTTCGTCTTTTACTACCCCCTTAACGATGCGCTCGGATTCAATGGCTTTGCGGATGGATGTTTCCGCGATGCCTAATTGTTTGGCAAATTTTCTAATACTTATTTTTTCTTCCATGCGGCAAAGATACGGCGGTTTTTGGGATTGTAAATATCCGGCAGGTGGATTTTACGCGACCGAAGCGCGGGAAGGTCTGGCTGGCGAGATTTCGGGCGTCGTGGTCG